TACCCATTCCTTTAAAATGTTCTAAAGTTATTCTAGTTCTTGAATCTGATTTGTAGCCTTTACCAACAGTCCATGTAGCTCTTGTGTCTATAGCTATCTTTACTTCAGGGATAGTTTTGTAGTAACCTAAGTATTGAGACCACTTACTATTCTGCCAAGTAGTTTCTTTCTGACCTCCAGCTGCGTCTGTATTGACTGTGTCGACTGTTACGTCGTCTACTGCATTGGTCATGTCGCTACTTGCTGCTGAGCTTAAATCCATATCTCCCATTATTGTTTAACTGCTAGAATCGGCAATATTGCTATAAAGTCTGAGTCTAGCCCTCCTACTGCTGCATTTTCTGGATCGTGATAAATTGTGTAAACTGCTGTTGCTCCTGCTCCGCCACCATCTGCATCGGCAGTTGGTTCTACTGAAATTCTTACATAGTCTCCTTTCTGGAATCTTGTTTTAGGAACATCTATAATAACAGTCTCTCTTTGGGTTTGTGTTCCACTTGTTGCCATACTTCTACTTCGGACATTTGCTATCTCTGTCTCTGTTGTTCCATCCCATTTTCTAAGTTTAATTGTAGTGTATCCTGTCCTTGTTGTAGCTGTTCCTGTAATTGAGTGAAGGAATGTAAAATAAGCTTTTCCTTCTAAGATAAGTAATTTGTCTACTATTATGTCAAAGTCCCAAGACTCTGTGTTAGGGTCTACTCCTCCGATTGTTCCTGTTACATCTGAACTTAGAGGTTCAGAGAATAAAGGAACTCCTGATAGTGCGTTCTCTACTGCTGCTGAGTCTGTAGCCCTGCTAAGGTACAAGGTAACTTGTGCTCCTAGCACTCTCTCTACAAAGTTAAAAGTAACCAGTTCTTCTGCGGATGTTGAGAAGGGGGTTGGGTATACCATTAAGCTGCACTGACAAAGTCTGTTCTGTCTTTCTCCTTTAATTCTGCTAAACACTTCTGTACTCTGTCCCATAATATGTTTAGGTGAGTTTGAGCTATAGCTAGCGTGTCAAATCCTGTAAGATCGTACTGGACTACATATATAGCTGCAAGGTTAGAAGCACACTCTTTCAGAATACCTTTAACATCTGCATTAAGTGCAGCGTAAGTATCTGAATAATTAACTTTGGTAACTGTGTTAATGTAGGACTCTGCCTCAGTCATAAATTGATTGATATAAGCTTCTACGTTAGCTGTTGCTGAAGAACCGACAGGGACTTTCCTCTGGACTTCTGCAGTTGTTGCAAATATTCCAGTATCAGCCATTACTTCTTAGACCTCCTTAATAAGTCAAGCTCGATAGCTTCCTTCAAAGTCATAGAAACTTCGACCATCTCACCTGTTACAGGGTGTCTATGCCAAGCGTTGACATTAGATGTTCCATCTTCAGCCATACTAATTAAAGCGGATCCAAATATTTAAAGCTTTGTCTTTGGTGCACCAAGCAGCCCTGATCAGCGCTTCGGCTACGTGGGTGTAATTACCAAATATCTTGATTCGGGCGTCCTTGTATTCATACTGGACTGACTTCAAGGACTGGAATATCTCTGGATCATTGAACAATGATATAGAACCTTGTTCCATAAGTCTAAGTAGATTTGTGTAAAGATCCTCCTTGAGGAGTCTCTTGCGCCGATCGTCTGAGTCAATGCTTTTTGAAGCATTGTCTATTGAAACTACCTTTCTTTTGGTCTGATCGTCTTCTAGTAGGGGGTCAAACACTCCAACACCTAGTCCTCCAGTGTCTATGTAGATTCTCTTATAATCATACTTAGAATCTAAGTGTTTTATTAACCGAACAGTAGCAGGAAGAAGGGTCTTAGTGGTTATTTCCATGCCAATTTGGAAGAGGGTTTGGTCAGGATTCCTTGCAATACTGAAAAGAACTGACTGATCGCCTCCCATTCGTGCTACGTCGACACCTAGGAACTTTGCATTGTTTGCAATACTGAAAGGAAATGGTTGCGACTTTTCAATAGTCATACACTTCTTGATCAGCTCATCTGGGAAGAACTGCCTTAATTCATCTACAAACTCCCCAAGGTACTCTTGAGCCCAGACTAGATCTGTCTTAGCCTTCTTTTCTGACTCTAAAAACTCTTTAGTGTGTCTAGGACAGTCGGTCGATCGAATATGCCAGGTTTTATAGCCAGAATCTTCCTTGAAAGCGTCATAAAAGAATCCAGTCTTCCCAAAAGGGGTAGAAAGTAAGATAATCTTACCTTTTGAGACAGATAAGCTTGGAGTCATAGCGTCAAATACCTCTACAGGGATAAATGCAGCTTCATCAGCTATAAACAAGTCAATTGTGTAACCTCTGATTCCATAACCTGTCAAACCAGTCGGAAGGCAATATATCCTGCTGCCATTCTTCAACTGGATGATATGCTTGGTTGGTCTCCTTTTGCCGCGGCAAATTTCTGGCTTGTGGTTGTCTGCCATGTAGCCTAAGGTCTTCTCAAACAAGAGTTGTGCTTGCCTCTCGGTTGAGGCTACGATCATAACTAGCTTATTTGGGTTGTTTATTGCAAAGTTTGAAGCTAGGATAGATATGACAGTGGACTTGCCAACCTGGCGTCCTGCTCGGATAGCTAGGTTGTGCTTGCCTTCTGTGGCTAATACCTCTTGCTGCCAGTCGTCTAGCTCTAGTTTCATAGTAATTCAAACTTTACAGTCCATTTGCCTTTAAGGAAGTCTAGCTGATCTTCTATTCTCTTCCTCTCTGGATCAGATATATAACCTGCTTTTGCTTGAATGAATGTAATTTCCTTATTCTCTCTGTCTATCTTGCAAACATCTATAGGGGAGTGAGACCCTGCGGTGCGGAAGGCTATGTGGCCATCTCTCCTTGCTAGATTTACTAGCTTGAGTTCCTTACGATAACCTTTAATATAGTACTTATTTGGCATCTAGCACCGACTTATCAGTCAGAGAGTTGCATCTATGACAGGCTTCGTAATCTCCCTTTCTTCTATTCCAACAATAGTAGATGTTGGTATGGTCGTAGAAGGGACACTTTAGCTTGTATAGCTGTATGACCCTGCCTGATATTTTGTGTACTTTAGCTTTTCCCATAACCTGTATTATATGTCGTTCCATGCATTCTGCTTGCATTTGCATTTAGGAGGGACTTTGTCACACTCCAAGCACCATAGTGCAATGTTTACATTCCTGACAATCTTGTACTCACCTAGGCCGCACGATTTGCAGGCTATCGGCATAGAGGCTAATATGTGATTCTCCCAGCTCTCGTTAGACGTGCCTCCGGCATCGCGATTCTCCCAAGTGTGTGAACAGAAGGAGCATCTCTGGCAGACTAGAGCGTTGGTCATACTAGACCTGCGTTGTACTCGTTGTATTGCTCTAGCACAAATTCAGCCCACTCTTCTTCTTTTTCTTCAATAAACACTCTAACAAGCTCCTCCATATGTTGCTCTTCAAACTCTATTAGATCAGATCCGTTAGTCATCTTGATCTACCTCGAAGTCTCTATCTAAGTTCAGCTTGAATAAACCTGAACTTGTCAAACTTTGTAAGTGGCTCTTAATCCACCAAGGTTGCATTGTACCAGTCTTTCTCATGATTAGCTTTGCAAGGTCTCTTCTACTGATCTTTCCTTGCATGGTCTGGGCAACCTCTTTTTGTATCTCTAAACCCATTTCATATGTAAACTTTCCCATCTTACCTACCTATCAACTTACTTATATATATACTTATCTATATATATTATATATAGGGTAAGAAATCTATTAGAACGTTTTTGTAAAACATATATATAATTAACATATATGTATTTCACAAATTTGAGTATAGAAAGTAGTCGGACATATATATATATATATTTAGAAAATTTCGTGGAAGAACGTTCAAAAACACACTACCGCGACGCTAAGGGTCGCTGGTATTGGTATTTTGCTAGCCAGGCTACACATACATAGCTAGTAGGCAGGGTGGCAAGTAGTTAGTGGCAAGATAAGATAGCAGGTATAGTTAGTATAGTTACCACTGTATAGGGACAGTAGTAACACATAGCTATATATAACCAATAGCTACATAACCAATAAACAGGCAACCCACCACCATCAGCATCACTTGCTAGCTGGGGCTACATATACTAAGAAAGGATAGAATTCGACTGGAGTGGTAGACTTGCTCTGCAAGTCTATAACGGGGGATGTATTTATACTTTATGGCTAGCTGACTGACCAGCTAGCAAGTAGTACTAAACTACTATAAAGCACCATCGAGTATGACCTCGACAGTACTTGAGTCCGTCTTTGCGACAGTCCACCATCCCGATTCTGAGATTAAGCAAAACAGGGAAAGCACCAATGAGCTCTGAACTCTGCTACATTAAACTGTTCGTGTAGTTGGTGCTGACTCGCCTCGTTCCCATAGCAACGTTTAGAACGCTCCTCATCTTCCAGCGAGCCACGAGATGAGAATTAAATAAATAAAAACATAACCATACACCAAGCTATGACAGCAAGCAGCATATTAGATATATCGTGTTGATCCATGTTAAGCCTCCACAAAGACATCAAAGTCTTTAGCTACACCATTGACAGTTGGGATCACTCCCTTAAACACAATCTTAACCTTTGTACCAATGGTTACTTTGGCCATCTTCTTCTTCAGGATAGCCCAGCTACTAACAGTTACAATGTGGTCATCACCCTTATCAATGTCATACATCTCTCCATACTTAGAATCTCTTGTATTTACGAGTGTACCGATAAGCTCATCTCCTTCTTCAGGATGCCAGAAGCCTCCTGACTCTACTTCTTTCCATTCTACCATATTGATTTCCTCAATTCCCAGTGATCATCCATGCAATCCACACAAAAGTTCATATAGCTCTTTTTGTGTTTCTCACACCAATTCACACCGACATCAATTGTATTGTTTTCCATAGTAAACAGTATAGCTACATCTATATAAATCTAGTCTGGCTACCTTTTAGTAGCACTACTCACTGAACTTTTTCTTCATTTCTTGGAGTTTGGCAATCTTGCCCTGCAGGTTTAGGATAGTTTGGTCTATTTGTGCCTCAGAATATAATTGTGATCGAGTCTCTTCCAAAACTTCTGTGACCTTTACACGATCCTCTGTTTCAGTCTCAGATATTGGGACTGCTACTTTCTCCAATGTTGAACTTTTGATTTCCATGATTATTAATTTGCTATTCTTAGGAGTTTAAATCCTACTCCACCACTATCATCTGCACCGACTGTTACTTGTTGCATTGTGCCATTATCATCATCATAAAGCCATAAGCTAGTTTCACTTGCGCCTAAACCTGCAGGGCAAGATTGCCAAACTCCAAGAAATGAAGAAAAAGTTCAGTGAGTAGTGCTACTAAAAGGTAGCCAGACTAGATTTATATAGATGTAGC